CTAGCCATGAAGTTCGGCTGGTACCCCTTGATTTCTGAATCATGGGCGCTGATTCAAGGAATTGACGAAAAACTTCAGAACGGAGAAGTCATCCGAATAAAGATGACCCGTGATGAAGCTATTCCGATTTCCATTGAAGGTTCCGGTAGATACGTCATGCTCGAAAATACGAGCAGACGCGGAGTTGAAGTAGGCTTGCGATACGTCGTTAATGATGCTTATTTGAATCATCTTAACGCAATAGGTCTTATAAACCCATTGAGTCTCGCTTGGGAGCTTGCTCCCATGTCTTTTGTGATCGATTACTTCTTACCGATCGGTCAGTACTTATCCGCTCTGTCAGCTCCTCTGGGGCTGCAGTATAAAGGCGGGTATGTGACTAGATTTGCCAACGTCGATTTCCGGTTCAAGGATACTGCTATTAAAAACAGCACCTATGTTCACGGAGACGACCCGGTATTCATGGTTAGTTCCTTCTCCATGAGGAGGAGGAGTCTTGCTAACCAACCGGACCCCAAGCTGTGGATTCCCCGCAGTTTGAATGAAAACCAATTAGCGGTCTTATCAGCCCTAATCAGACAGAAAGCATAAATATGCCTAGTCAAGCCAACGTCGTTCTTAACGACGCAGAAAGTACCCCAGTTGCTCACACCTTTACCCCTAGGGGTCTCGATCCGCAAACGCGGGTTGCGAGGTGGCATGCTTCTACGGGAGTACCGATCGCAGACGAAATTCTGACGATCTCTTACCGCGATCAAGGCACTCGCCATAAGGCGAAAGCTGTGATTACGGACCCTGTCGTCTCTATCGAGACGATCAATGGGGTGTCGAAAAGTGTTATTCTTCGGTCGGGTTATTTGACCATTGAAGCCACCTTCGACGATGAATCGACTGAACAGGAACGTATGAACACGATCGCACTTGGGAAGGACCTTATGGCCGACCCTGCATTCGTGGCATCGTTCATCGATCTTGAGCCTAACACGTGAGCTGCTATATGCAGCTACGGCCTGGGGGAAATGGATTCGCTCCTTTCTCCTTGGTCCCTTAACCGGGCTTGTTATGCTTTTGGTAATGTATCTGGCAATAACTCTTGGGGGTCTTACCCTCATTGAGTATACTCGGGGACAGATGTCCTTCGAGATTTGTTGGGTTGAAAGGCACTTTCGCCTCATACCCGGTGATACCAGATGTTACTAGGTCATTCCGACCTATTCGTTTTCCATAAAAGGAACTGTTACTATGGCGAAAAGCCAGAAGTCGACCACGGGTACTGGACGCAAACCGCGCCAGAGGCACCCGAATCATTTACCGTATCATATCGCTCAAACCTTCCAAGTAGAGCTTGACGAGCTAATAACTCGTTTAGCCCAAACCGGAGGCTTTAAGGAATCATACCTCAGGTCCGAGTACCTATCAAAGTACAACGATCCGAAAGGGTGTTCCCCAGCTGAGCGACGGACAGCTGCTATCCAGAAGTGGATGGCGGCTGAGCGGATTAATCGTGTTACGAATCAACGCCTCTTTATAGGAGGCCACGATCTTGGATACGCTAAATCTGAAAAACTGCTACGTATAGCAGCCAGTAAGATTAAGTCTGTCTTGGGTTCTCTTGATTATCCTTCTTGTTTGTTTAAGGGTAGTCACTCTGGAGGCGCTTCAACGCGTGTTCAGAGGAGTCCTAGTAGCATGATTGAAAAGTATGCTGGTGAAGCACACGTTTCGTCTACTTGCGTAAAACATTGGCTACAGCTTGCTAGTAATAGTATGCTGTCTGACCAGGTGTTAACGCTGACGGAGTCAAGTGCTATGTTCACTGTTCCGAAGGCTACAGATATCGATCGGGTGGCTTGTAAAGAGCCTGAGATCAATATGTTCCTCCAGAAATCTATCGGTAACCACATTCGAAGAAGAATGCGGAAGTTCGGTATAAACCTTAATGATCAATCGATCAACAGAGGGCTAGCCCGGACCGCGCTCCTTGACAAGAGTGCGACCATAGATCTTTCATCGGCGAGCGATAGCATCACCGTCTTCTTGGTGATGAGATTGTTACCTTATGACTGGTACTCCTTATTAGATGACCTTCGTGTGAAAACGACGGTTATTGACGGGGAGACCCATGAGCTTGAAATGTTTAGCTCCATGGGAAACGGCTTTACTTTTGAACTCGAGAGCCTAATCTTTTGGGCCTTGGCCCATGCGATAAAAGCATGCTCGGGGATTCGAGGTAAAGTTTCTGTGTATGGCGATGATCTGATCATTCCGATCAGCCTCGCACGCAGACTCGCACGCACGTTTGCCTATTTCGGATTCCGGGTTAACCGGAAGAAGAGTAGGTGGACGGGCAAGTTTCGCGAGTCATGTGGTGGTCATTACTATGATAGTCGGGACGTTTCTCCTTTCTACTTGAGGGAGCCTGTTCGCTGGAAGACGGATATCATTCGTCTTCTAAACCGTATGGCGTATTGGGACGCACGTGAGATCGGCTTTATAACCGATCCTGATGTGTTAACCTTTCACCAAAAGTGGAGTATGACTATCCCCCGACACTTATGGGGGGGTCAATCCTTTGAGGATATTACTTCACTCGTCACCGGCCATAACCCGCGCAAAGTATTAGCGCAGGAAGTGGTCGATGTTGACGTGGATGAGTCAGCACGAAAGTTGTGCTGGTTTACGAACAGGAGGGACGAGGCTGTTTCTTTCGCAGTTTCTCCTTTTATTCCGGACCCTTGTTGGGTGTACGACCTAGCCTCCTTACCGAAATGGGCGCATGCTCTTGGCAGCTTTGGCCTTGAGTATAAACCTGTGACGGAAGGTAAATGGGTAGTACGCTCACAACCTGTCTGGAAGTGGCGCACTACGTTTAAACCATG